AAGCCCTGCGGCGCATGTCGACCGTCCAGACCGATTACGCAGGAATCATCGTGCAATCCTGGACGGATATTGACAACGGCGTGATGACCCACATGGAGAACATCGTCAATCAAACCGAGTCGTTAAGTCAGGGGATCGTAGGTATTATATCTGACATGACGAAATCCATCGAAAAAATGATGGTTGATATGCTGTATAAGCAATATGTGATGAAGCCGATACAGAGCTGGTTTAGCAGTATCGTTGGTGGTATGCTGGGCGGTAGTATTGGTGGAACAAATATTCCTACCGCTGCATTAACCGCACAAAATAATATGCTCGGTGCTTTTTCTGGTTCTTATGCTGATTATAAAAATCCATTTAAATTTGCCTCCGGCGGATCCTACCCTGGTGGAATGGCTCTAGTCGGCGAACAAGGCCCGGAGCTAATCAATTTTAATAGACCGGGGCAGGTTTATACTGCTGGGCAAACACAACAGATGATGTCTGGTGGTACTACTTCTAGTGTATCAGTCACCCTAATAAACAATACCGGAACAGCAACTACGGCTACAGCAACGTCCTCCTACGACGGCGCAGTGAGGGCGTATATCATTGACGTAGTGTTGGACAAAGCTACTAGAGACTCAACCTTCCGCGCGGCCTTTGGAGGTGCAAGATGATACTGTTTCCGAGTATTGCACAACCGTCTTATCCACTAACCGAAAAATGGGAGGATCCCGCAATACGATCTACTATGGAAAATGGAACAGTTGTCTCGCGGCCAAGATACACTCGGAACCGCGAGACTTTTGTTTTAAACTGGGGGGCATTGAGCGCCGCTGATTACGCGCTGCTCCGGGCATTCTGGAAAACAACCGTACTGGGCGGAAGCGTGATATTTACTTGGACGTACCCGGTTGTTGCCGGTGATCCGTTTAGCGGTCAGCCATTTAACGTGCGCTTTACTGGCGGAGTTCCTAGTTTTGATTTGTTTATGCCAGGCCATTACAAAGGATCCCTGACCATCGAGGAGGCCTAACATGCTAAACTTATCCGCAATCGCAACCCTAGAGAAAAACAAAATAGCCTCTGACAGCGCATGGCTAACCCTCCTCGAAGTACAGGCACCTGCTGAAACAATCCGTATTTGCCAAAATACTGAAAACATATCCTGGTCCGGGCAAACGTGGGTGGCTTTTCCGTTTACCATAGATTCTGTTAAACAGTCCAAAACGGAGTTGCCGAGCGTGCCGGTCAAAGTATCGAATGTGACCAGGGCGATTGAGGTCTATATCGAGGAGTACAGTGGACTGATGGGCTGTACCGTTAAATTGATGGTAGTCAATACTAAGGCCAGTCACAGGGATGGTGGCGTGCTGGTGATAGACGGCCCCGCCGAGGTCGACGAAGAGTTTGTGAACAGGCACACAAAATCGGACGCAGACTGGGCGACATTTACGCTCGGTGCGGCATTGGCGGTGATGAAACGATTTCCTTTCAGAAGAATATTAAAAGATTGGTGTCCGTTCAAATATTGTGAGATTGAGTGCGGGATGCCGGTGGTGATTAAAGCCACATATCCGAAATGCAACCAAACCTTAGCTGATTGCCGATTGAGACATGCACTTGCCGGATATACGGTTATTAGGTTTGGCGGGGAGCCGTCTATGGCTCAGGGAGGACTCTATGCTTCAAACAGATGATTTACTGCCAGTACCCTTTGTTGATGGCGGACGATCACTGACAGGATTTGATTGCTACGGCCTGTCAATGGAGATGTATCGCCGGTTCGGCATTGAATTGCCCGACTACAAAATATGCTGCGAGGATGCCAGCGCGGTCAATACTCAGATTAACAACAGTCGTCTTGAATGGGTAAAATGCGAAGGTGAATTGCCGGTGCCTTGTTTAGTAGTAATGCAAATATCCGGCACAGCGTTTTGCAATCATACCGGTGTCTATTTAGGCAACGGAAAATTTATTCATACTAGAGAAAAAGTTGGTGTGAGCATCGACCGCATTGATTCTATGCTCTGGAAACGCAGAATTGAAGGTTTTTATACGCTGAGGAGTTGAGTAGATGCTAACTCTAACAATACTGAAAAATCCATTTAACACGGCAGGACGCGAAATCATCAAAACTGACTTTGTCCCCGGCAAAACTGTCGCCCAATACTGCCAGCCATACACGATGGAGCTGGACGATTTTGTGTACTCGGTAAATGGCAAAGTCGTTGAAGCTGACTGCGTGCCTGATGCGGATGATTATATCGCAGTTTGTCCTGTAGTTGGAAAAAATCTTCTGGCCAGCATATTAATGTTAGCATTGACGGTATATACGGGTGGTATTGCCGGGGCAACGAACGGTATTTTCGGCGCGATGAATGTATTCTGGAGGGCGGCTTCCGCCATTGCAATAAATATGATTGGCGGAGCTATTATTAACACACTGTCCCCTACGCCACAAGCGGATACCTCATCCTCCACGACAACTTATGGATTTAATGGCTTGTCAACTCAGTTAATGCAAGGCGGTGCATTGGCCAGAACATACGGCACAATGATTACAGCCGGAACACAATTGACCCAGCACATTACCACTGATGGCGAAAAACAATTTTTGAATATATTACTTACAGGTGGGCAAGGTCCGGTTGACAGCATAACTGATATCGAGATCAATGGCAATCCTATAGCAAATTATCCTGATGTGATTTTAGATACTAGGTTAGGCTTAAACGACCAGACGGTGATACCGAATTTTGGTGATACCTTTTTTGATCAAGGTTTAAATTACGAATTAAATGTCCATTATGCTAGTCCAGGAGAATGGGCGATGCAGCAGGTAGAGGGCAACTCTACACAGGGATTAGAGGTTACGGTAGAATTGCCTAACGGGTTATATCACCAAAAAAATGATGGCGGTTTGGAAGAAGCGCATGTGGAGATAGAATCACAATACAGTGCGACAGGTTCTGGGAACTGGATTGCGCTATGGACAGGATCAATAAAGGGCTTAAAAAATACAGCATTACGCCGGACATTTAGAGTAGATAATATTATCGCTGGCCAGTACGACGTGCGGATGCGCTGTACGGGCAAGCAAGGCGTAAAAGTTGACGACAGTATAGATATTAGGTATTCGAACAAAGTATTTTGGTCACAGGTTTCCTCGATAATTTACGCTGACTTTTGCCGTCCCAATAAAATTTTAGTTGGGGTCAAGGCCCTAGCAACAGACAAATTGTCTGGTGGAGACATTAAAGTCACATGGAAACAGACTGTTAATAAAGTTTGGGTATGGACTACTGATCATTACTCTCTGCTTCCAGCTACGAACAATGCCTGGGTAAGCTACGATATATTACATGGTTGCCGACAGTTAAAAAACATCCATACCGGCTTGTATGAGTTTGTCGTTGACAATATCCCGGCTAGCCGAATTGATTATCAGCCAATTTGTGACTGGGCGGATCATTGCACTTTACTAGGATTACATTTTAACCATATTTTTGACAACGTCACTGATTTATGGACGGCTCTAAAAGTGCCAGAAACGTTCGGCAGAGGGAAAATAATATCTAAGGGCACTAAATATTCCGCCGTTTGCGATAAACCAAGCACTCCTGTCCAGCTATTTAATGTAGGCAATACCAAACAGGGTGCGGCGAAAGAGTATGGCGATATTACAGGTCGGGCTAATGCGATAGAGATTAACTTTAAAAATCAAGATAAGGACCTGCAGACTGATCCGATAACAGTCTATGGTGACGAATGGGATGCTTCTGATACCGTAGAAAATCCCACTCAAATCACACTTGACGGTTGTACCTCCTATTTGGAGGCGTGGCAGTTTGGTAAATATTTATTGCGACTTAACAAATATAATCTACGTACCGAAACGTGGGAAGCGGATATAGACGCAATAGCTTGCGCAATGGGCGACCAGGTGTTGCTCCAACAAGACGTTTCGCAATGGGGATTTGGTGGTAGGATTGAGGCTGCCACAATAAATTCCGTTACAATCGACCGGACAATTACGATGGAGATCGGTAAAGTATACTCGGTAATGATAAGGTTTTTGGACGATAGCTTGATAACGGCTGGAGTAACAAATGTTCCAGGAGATACGAATTTATTATCGCTTACAGGCAATTTGCCTGCTATTCCGCAGCAATATGATTTATGGGTTTTTGGCGAGGTCGGGAAAGTTGCTAAACCGTTTATAGTTTTAGATATTGACAGAAAGGATGACAAGTCCGCAACGCTGACAGGCATTGAATACGTTCCGGCGGTTTACGAGGAGTCTTTAAGTGCCCCCGCAATTGATTATTCAGCGTTGGACAAAACGCAGGTAGAGGTTATTGATCTAGCAGTTGCCCAAGAAACCTATATGCAAAAAGACGGAACTGTTGTTTCGGTGCTGCATTGTTCCTGGAATTTACCCCGAGGGAAGAACATAAATTCGGCCAATGTATATTACAGCCGAGACAATGGTCAAACATGGGCGTTTTGGGAAAATACTATCTCTGCAAACTCAGATATCACAGGCGTAAAATCTTTGGAAACGTATTTAGTTAAGGTCTGTACGATGAGTGGCTTGGGTGTTGTGTCTACAGGCGTGACATCCTCCATTTACATCACAGGCAAAGACTCCCCGCCCTCAAACGTCCCCAGCATCACAGCCTCCATCGACCCAACCGACAGCACAAAAATACTGCTCGCCTGGCCAGCGGTCACAGACATTGACCTTAATGGTTATCAGTTGATGGAGGGCAGCACAATATTAACCCCGACACCGATCAGCGACACCAGGTACACATTTACTGCCAGCGAGAGTCGGCAACACACGTTTAGCGTTCGGGCGATTGACAACTCGGGAAATCCTTCAGTGGTACCGGCAACAATTACAATAAACGTAACTGTAGAGCCTGCACAAGTTGCTGGTTTTTCTGCTGTCATTCAAGAAACCGACCGAAGCAGACTTAATTTTGCTTGGGTAGCCAATACAGAGGCCGATATTAGCTATTACGAAATTCGCTCAGGTAATAACTGGAGTACAGCGGTGTTGCTTGCCACGCAGTTAAAAGCTACCAATTATCCATATCAATTGATAGCGGAAGGTCACCAAACATACCAGATCAAGGCATATAATGTTTCGGGACACGCGAGCGTTGTGGCGGCGATCCGGGATGTGCAGGTTAATTTAAGGCCAGATACCCCGACCAACCTGGTCGCCGTGCAAGAGCCGCGCGACCGATCCATGGTTAAAATCACCTGGACTCCAAGCCCTGGAAAAGATATTGCTGGCTACGAATTAAAATCCGGCAACGACTGGGACACTGGCACCGTAATAAATACCGCGACAGACCCTCAATGCGGGTGGTGTATCCCATCATCCGGCACCTACAATATAATGGTTCGCGCAAAAACAGTCGCCGGATATGCGTCGAACGTGGCGAACGTGTCTATCACGGCTTTTATCGAAGCCTATGACGTTACCGGTTTTGCAGCAATACAAATGATAGCCGATAGGACAAAAGTCCGGTTGTCATGGGATCGTCCTATTTCACTCGATGTTACCTGTGTGGAAATTCGCAAGGGCGTTACGTGGGACACAGGCGCGATTGTCGGTCAGGGAGTAACAGGCACCTTTTTTGATGTTATTGTCACTGAAGAAACCGAACAAACCTTCTGGATTAAAGCTATAACGGTTGCCGGAAATTATTCGCAAAACCCGGTAGCAACCTACGGCATTTTCAATATGAACCCTTCGCCTGTGTCAAATATTCAGATAGGACAGGTTACGGACGACAAATCAATAGTAAATATTATGTGGCTGGGGATAAGCGAAGCGGATTTAGTCGGCTACCAAGTCAAGGTAGGATTAGTCTGGGAAACCGCGGAGGCCCTGCCGCTAACACAGGAATTGTATACGACCTACCATCCATCCCAAACCGGGAATGTTAAAGTAATGATAAAGACCGTCAATGCAGCAGGGTATTATTCGGATGAGGTTTCCGGCGTTTTTTATGCAACGCTGGAACCCCAAGACGTAACCGGATTAGTTGTTTACCAAAACGGCGAGACGGTAGAGTTATTCTGGGACAAGGCCACTGAACCTGATGTGGTAGCGTATGAGATCCACGAAGGCGCGAATTTTGAGCAAGGTAGTTTGGTAGCTGGCGGAGTAACGCAAAGCGGATTTGTCGCCAACGTGGATACCGAGCGAAACTATCAGTATTTCGTCAAAGCAATCAATCGTAGTGGGCGATACAGTCAGCGAGCGGCTTCAAAGGTGCTGTTTGTGACCAATTTGCCGATTAAAAACGTCATTTCCACGTTTGATGAAATTGCATTGGCGACCGGCACGCACAGTAACACAGAGTTTGGGACTTCGCTGATTAATTTTAGCAATATGGGCAGTCGGTTTAGCGATTATCCGACCACAAAATTCAGCGATGTTGGCGGGGCAGTGGTGCTGAAATTATTGAAAACTGGCGGTGTGTACCCGGTCAGCGGGGTGTATGCTTGCCAGCGAATTGATGTCGGTCAGGTAATTACCGCAAACATTACGGTGCGGTTCGTTTCGACGGTAATTTTCAAAGGCACAGGCTCAGCCAGATTGCAGATCAAGACTAGCCAGGATGGATCACTATTTACGGCGTGGCAAGATTTTAAGCCGGTACAGTATACATTCCGCTACGCTGATTTTCAGGTGCTAATGGGGACTACGGATGTAACAAAAACGCCGGAGGTCAACCAGTTTGTTGTCGGTATTGATGTGCCGGATTATGATTTTGCGAAAACGTTTACCGTGCCTGTTGGTGGGTTGACGGTTAGTTATGGGCATCCGTTTTACACGTTGCCAATTCTTACCCCGACAGCGATAGGTGAGGGGTTACGTGCAGAATTGATCAGTAAAACAACCACAGATTGCATGGTAAAGGTCAAAAATGCCGCTAATACTGACGTGGGCGGTTCGTGCGATTTGCGCGGAAAAGGATTTTAGGAGGGCGATTATATGGCATATGATGCAACAAAACCAGCAGATGACGAGTTTCTAGCGGCGTTTCCGCCAGAGATGCGGGAGCAATTAAGAGCGATCATCCAGGATGCGATAGTCGATGCCGGGAAATTGGCAGGGTTAACCGCCGGGAATGCTTCGGGCAATATCCCCGTCAGCAACGGGGTAGTCAATACCGGACTAAACGCTGAGAAACACGGCGGGAACCTCCCGGCGGCCTATGCTACTGCAGGGCATGGACATGCCGAGGCCACTGGATCATCGGATGGGTTTATGGCGAATACCGATAAGACTAAGATAGATACTGTCGCGGCCAATGCAGAAGTCAACCAGGTGGCGTTTAGTAATGTTCTGGTTGGCGCGACGATTGTTCAATCTACGAGTAAAACCGGGACTGTTGAATTTATGGCAGGGACGAATATTGGAATAACGGCGGACAATGTTAATAAGAAGCTGACTATTAATGTTACTGGTAAGGTTGCGAGTGCGACGGTGGCTGATAGTGCGGCGGTGTGTACGGGGAATTCCTTAACAGCGTCATCCACCCCGGGTAATGCGGCAACGGCGACAAATGCTACTACTCATATCGGACTTGCTTCCGGTGCCCATGCTGCTAGTGCTATCAGTGGATTGGCTGTGGTGGCGACGAGTGGGAGTTACGCTGATTTAAGCGCTAAACCTACTTCCCTCCCTGCCGACGGCGGTAACGCAGCCACAGCGACAGCTTTGGCGACTGCGCGGCTGATCAATGGAGTGAGTTTTAATGGGACTGGGAATATTGCCATTACAACTGCAAACGGTGGAACCATCGCCACCACTGACCAAATACCTGCTCCGGGTAATTCAGTTTCCATCCTTACGGGAATAATTGCCCATGGCGCAACAATACCCCTCCCTGCTGGTTATACTCAAGCCCAATGTCGGTGGATGGTATCGCCCTCTACATACATTGACATTGGGCTTGAGTATGCAACAAGTAGCAGTGTATGCTCAGCAAACGGGACTCGTTCCGTTACCTACTATAGCAATGCTCTTGGGGGAGCATGTGGTACCGTAAACTATATAATAGTGGGGGTGAAATAATATGTGGTATATATTTAAAGAAGGCGAATGCATTGGAACATGTAATAGTGAACCAAACCATGAAGATTTACAGGAGCGCGGAGAGGTAACTGTCGAGAGCGCGCTGGCTTTAGATTTATCAGAAGTAGAACTTGATAGTAATGGCAAACCAGTAAAAAAACCACCGTATGTACCAACTGCTGAAGAAATCCAAAAGAACCTCACAAATGCCGTCCAGTCTCACATGGACACCGCAGCAAAAACGAGAGGTTATGACAATCTCATTGCCGCTGTAACCTATGCCGACGAGCCAGCAGCGCCTGCGTTTCAGTCCGAGGGACAGGCTTTTCGGGCGTGGCGTAGTCTTGTATGGGCTTACTGTTATACTGCGCTTGCCGCTGTTGTCGCTGGGGAGAGGCAGATACCAACAGCGGCAGAATTGATTGCAGAGTTGCCTATTTTGAGTTTACCAGCACAGTAAGGCGCAAGGCTCTATTTTTTATGGGGGAGGTTGATAATATGGACGCGACTCAACAGGAAATCACTGCCGCAATTGTAGCACAAACAGCCAAAGCGACAGCACTAGCCGTACAGGAGGCGGCACAGGCGGCGGCCGGCGTACTCGCGCATGAAAACAGCACGGCATTAACTGCAATCGCAGTATTGCAAACAGAGGTAACTTTCCTCAAAAATCAACAGGCGTGTTTTGAGGCTGCCTTTAACCGCAAAATGGACAACCTGGACATTACATTTAAAAATATATTTATTAAATTGGACGATATGGCAATAGGCAGACCGCCCTGGGCAGTAACGGTAATATTGATCGGAATGAGTAGTTTGAGTGTGGGATTGATTACGTACATAGTTACGGGACACCCGCGATGAGAAAATTATTAATTGGACTGCTCTACGTCAACGGAGAACCGTCCCTGATGCGCCACTTAGTCTTAGGCGCTTTTGTGGCATTTTTATTGGGGACTGTTGCAGATATCGTTATTGAACTGAATGGTCATATCTGGGGGCAGTATCAGACGTTTGCGACGATAACCGGCGGCGGGAGTCTTGGGGCTAAAATAGTGGATACGGCGGTTAACGGGATTGCTTGCTCACCGCCGGGTCAATCGTTTATTAAAAATAATGGAAGTTGAAACCACTATGACCTGTTTAT